TTCTCAACGTCCTTAATGATGTACACGTAAAAGTCAGAACGGCTTGTCATTATACCGGAGTCCTCGTTTTTTGTACTATTGCGATATTCAATGTACAGGTTAGGGTCGTTTGGTGTTCCCCTCCTGCCCGCCCAATAGTACGCCTTTTCATCGTATTTCACCTCAAAGGTGTAGGTCGGGTGAAAGTTTGTCTCCGGGTCGGGTTCCCGCTTCGTGGCCTTCAAGTCCCAATCGTAGAACTTGCGGGGTGGTGCCTCCTCAACATCGTATCCCCGATTCTCAAGGAAAGACTTCCAGAGGTGTTCACCAAATTTACCCGACTGGTTCATAGGCAGTATATACGGAACGCAACTCCTCTACCCATTGCTTCCATAACTTCGGGTTGCATCCGCAAGGCACGTGGTATGTGTGGTTAAATACCCTGGCGTGAATGGTTGCGATTTCTTTACTTTGGTCGCTGGATAAGGTACTTTTGTATTCCTTATAGAATTGGTCAAGCCATTTGTATTCAGGTTCCTCCAGGCATTTTGGATTCTTGCTTGGGAACAACTGATTTAACTTTTCCTTTCGGGCTTCGCAGCCGCAGTCGATACCGGTTGCAGCGGCAAACCAATCTACTACCGCCTTGATTCCGGTGGCTTCGGTTATCTGCTCGATACGGTCACCGAGTCCCTTTGGCTTCCGCCCACGTTTGGTATTCGTTTTCGCAACTGGTTTTGATTTTGTCTCTTCCATTTTTCAACGTGTTATAAATAGACCTTAGTGAAATCTTTGTTGCCTCCGATAACTTACGAAGCGATACGTCCCCATCGTGGTAAATCGTGAACAACTTATTGTCGTACCAATCCCATTTAGATACCTCGCCTTTTACGGCATCTAAAAGCACCGTAAGCGCTTGGTCTGACTCTATGTTATAAATCTCTTCCTTATCGTCAAACTCTTCTATTGATACGAATTTGATTCTTGCTCGCTGCGTCATCTCCCGCAGGTACATATTCCGCAAGGTGATGTACACGAAAAACGTGTTAACGTCATCGTCTCCGTATTCCAGCTTTTCGGGGTTGTCCACGTACTGATACAAGCGCAGGTACATATCCTGCACTAAGTCGTGAGCATCGTCACGGTCAAGACCGAACGACCTCGCCATACGCAACCAGTCCTCGTGGCGCTTTGCTAATCGGGGTAGGATTCCCATAATACTTCGACTAAGATAATGCCAAGGCAAATCTCCAAACTATGTAGGTTACAATCCTCAAATTCAGTCTTGCTCCAATTAGCACCCAAAAGAAAACCGTAAAGAGGGTAGAAATTAACGCTAAAGCCCATTGACGAATTGTTTAAGCGTTGCCAACTTCGCTTCAAGTTCTTTTACCTGGGTGGCGAGTTTAGCATTCTGCTCAAGCAAATAATCGTAATTGAGTACACTTGTAACCATTCGGTCTTCTTCAGTTTCTTCCGGTTCTGGAAGCGGGCCACGTAGATTGTGCGCTATTTCTAATGTTGATTCGTAAAAGGTATCCCTTGGGAATTTTAGCTTTTGGTAATGGATAATAGTAGCGTGACTTTTACCCATCTGCCGACCTAATTCCGTAAGCGTGAAGAATGGGCGGAATGCTTTTACGTATGCTGCTCGGACTTTAACATTGTTCCAGTCACGAGTTCCTTTATCGGTGTATCCGATGTTTTTGCAGAATTGTTTGTAGTTCATCTTTTGGTACCAACGTATTTTGCGTTGCCTCTTTCTTTTTGAATTAGGATGTGGAAGTACGGTACTTCGTAATTCTTGCCGTGTTCGTCTTCAATTAGGTACCAGGCGCTCCATTGGCTCCAGCTCACGGGACGCCAATAGTCCAATACCAAGAACTTCTTTCCGTTAATTGCAAACACCTCATTCGGTGCAAATGGTACGGGAATAATCATAAGGATAGATTTTCTTTGATTTGCTCTAACTCTTTCTTCAGGGCATCAATCTCAATTAAACGCTCCCGGTTCTGGATAAGTAGTCGGGCGTTTTCTACTCGTGCCTCGTTTACCCGCTTGTCGATGTGGCGTTTCATATCTACCATATCCTCCAGCATCTGCGTAGCACGCCATACTGATAGCATATTATCCACGATTTGTGGCTCTTTAGGGTTGGCTAAGGCCATCTCGTTTAACCACCGAACAACATCGCTTACCTGAAGGATTTTATCCCTAACGTAAATCTCCCAAGAGTCTTGACTAAAATGGGTCATCTGAATAAATTATAGTTTGAATAGGTGCTTGAACATCGAGCAAGTTAATGTTATTATGGGTAAACCCGACATTACCTTTCATTGAACGAATCCTGATAGGGTCAGATAGCGGAGTTGGCCTTCCGCCTGTCTCCATCTCTTTTGTTTTACGGCAATGGATTTCGGTAAAGACCCAATCGGTTAAGTGTTGTGCGTATCGGTGAATGATAACAACCGAATCAGCACGGTTGCCCCACTTACCACCACCTTCAATATCGGAGGTCATTGGTGGCGTGGGCAGGCCTGCGTAAGCGTGGCCGTTAGGATGTGTCCTACGCATTGCTTCCGTTACCGGGTGTGTATTTACGATTGTGGTAACTGCGTTCTTGTGGGCGAAGATTCGCACGGCAGATGCTACCTCGTAATGGTATTCGTGCATACCCGACTTTCCAAGTTTCTTTTGGTCTGTCACAAGGGAGTTATACGGGTCTATCAGGCATCCGGTGTACTGCCATTCCTCGTGTATTTCCTCCATAATGCGGAGTAGGTCAAATGCGTTATATAGATTGTTGCTATCAATGAACCGAAAGTGTTCGTCAATGTAATCCAGGTGGCGGTACATCTTTGCCTCCGTTACGTTCTGAATAGGTTCGCAGGACAAGAACTCGATTAACTTGCGCTTTAAAGAGTGTACCTCGTTCTCGGATGAATAGACCAACCACTTTTTATCAAAGTTCATTGTCTGCATCAGCATCAGGTAAATTAACGTATGCGTCTTACCTACGTTGGCGTGGCCTGTAACAACGACAAACTCCCCGTCTTTAAATCGGAGGAACTCATCAATTACCGGGTGGCCAAGTTTACCGGTGTCGTAGTATTTACCGCCTCTTGCTCTTTCCAAGAACGGCAATACTTTATCGTTAGAAATAAGGTCAGGATGTTTCATAGGGCAAACGTAAACAAAAAATCAATACAAAAAAACATTGGGCAAAAAAAAGCCCCTCCGGAGAGGGGCTAAAAACCAGTCATTATGAAACACCTAAAACGGACTGGCTTCTTCTGTGCGAGCTGCAAAGTGTTCTTGATGCGTAGCACCGTGGGTGCCGGACATCCAAGCGTTAAACTTCTCTGCCAACTCAAAGATTTTTTCTACTGGGATTGTTGACCCTTGGGCAACATAAGCTGCTGACATTTCAACTGCTGATTTCAATGCTACCTGGCGAATGATAGATGCGCTGCGGTCATCATTGGCCTTGGGTGCTGAAGGTGTCCAGGCGGGTCGGTCACCACGTTGAATCTTAATGGTACCTTTCTCATTCTTGGTGTACTCAACCTCGTCACCTACTTTGTAAGAAGGGGTTTGACTCTTGGCGAATGCGGTTCCAAATTCTCCGTCATCAAAGCGGATGTCTAACTTGTAGAACTCGTTCCATTGGCCGTTCGGGGTGATGGATGTGATTTTAGGCATTGTGCAATTCGTTTAAAAGGGTTCTTTTTAATACTTCGTTTTCTGCTTCGAGGAATTCCATCCGTGATGCCATCGCCTCGACTCGATGTTGAAGGAACTCTACCATCTGTGCGGCAGATTCCTGAGACCAGTTTGTTCTTTGTCCGTATTCCATTAGAATAGTTTTAGGTGTTAGACAGGACAAACATACGCAAAAAAATTAACATACAACTCCCTTACCAAAAAAAATTACTTTGCCTGTATTCTTTGTTATCTCGTGGTCACGGCTAATAACAACCTTAGTTACAAAGTTGGTATTATCGTCTTCTATTCCTCCCCACTTGCGTAATGCGTCCAAGGCAAACTTAATTGCCATAATGCAATTATCGTTATCGTATCCGTAGTTATGCCTTAGCGTTGCCGTAATGGTCTTGAATCGTGTTTTGTCGTATGTTGTTAACTGCGCCAGGACTTCCTCCGTAAACTTATCCTTTGCCTTCTTGCGAACTATCCAATGCTTGGAAGCGTAGAACTGATTCAAGGAAGGTACCTTGGACAGGATAACACTAATCTCTATATCCGCAGCGGGCGGCAAAGGCCGGGTCGAGTTTGTGGACTTCTTTAAGGAGGGTTTGCTCCTGGGCTTTGGCGTAGGCACGGTTTTGGTCATCGCAGTTAGCGAAAAGATTCGCAACCTCCGTCAGAATCAAATCTATCTGACGCTTTACTTCGGGGTTGGTATAATACGGCATAATCTTCAAGTTGTTGGAGTTCACGCTTTAGGTGGATTATCGCTTTATTAATATCTTGCTCGGCAGGATTGCCGTCTTTCTTTCCGGCACGGAGTAGGTAGGCGATTGCTACACCCAAGTTGTAATTGTCGTGGGCAAAGTCCTGAACTACGTCAAACGCTTCAATGCCCTTAAACTTGCCTATGTAGTATTCAGGGACGCTCGTCCCAGTAGAGGAAGACTTGGTGGAATCCTTGGTGTTCATTGATTGAAGGTTTTTTTTCCTTGCTCCCAGGTGTTGTACTTTCTGGTGGCTGCTGATTCGTTTTCGCTTCTGGGGTAGTCGCAGAATCCGAAGTGGTTGAGGAAGGCATTTGTGTAGTCATTCGGAATTTGTTTTAATTCCATAGCAAGATGTTTCTTGCGTCTGTCGTTTCTATCTGTTCCCATATTGCAAACCTAAACAAGAAAAGAATAGGTCTAACCAATGTATATAACTAAAAAGTTATTAACACTTGTCGGGCGTATGCGCCCAATGCTTATTTTTTACTACTTAGTTAAGTTAGTTAACTAACTATATAACTTAAATAACTAACTAACTAGTTAACTTAATTATAAATCTAACTAACTAGTTAAGTAAGTAAAATTAAAAGAAAATCTGCGTTTACACGCATTTTCAAGGTCAAGGTATACAATCTATCCAACTTAGATAGATAATGCGTTAGAAGGCCTCTAAAGGGCCTCTATCGCCTTAATAACACTACAAGCAGCATACCAACTGCAAATAGCATTATGTATTTTTCCCATATTCCTTTTTTCTCAGGTGCTTTGATGGTACGATTAATGTATTTAGTCACCTTCACCGTGTCCGGTAAGCATATTGCCTTTACACGTATCGTATCAAAGTTCCTAACAATCCTCAACTTGATGTTGTCCTTTTGGACAACTACGGTATCAACATCATTTAGCGTCAAGGTATCCCAAAGGGTTCTTTCCTTGGTAATAACCAACGTATCCCATTTTGATTGCTCGACTCTTGCTCCCTTGCGTATCGCCTGGGTTAAATGCCATTCCGCACTACAACTACCCAGAGCAAGACTCGCAATCAGGATTATCAATACTACAACTAGTGGATGTAGGAATTTCTTCAAGCTCATTTAACCAGTCGTTAAAATTGGACGTACTTTGTTTTTCCACCTTTCTTGATTGCTTTTAAAACTTGTCCTCGGTTATTTAGAACGTCATAGGAGACGTGAATCCATCCAGGTTGTACATCGGTACCAAATTCCCAAATGAGTTGCTTAAACGGCAGATATTTGCGTATGTAGTTAAACACCGCTGCCATATCATCACATTGGATGTCTGCTGCTCTTCCGTGTACGTGGTCGGATGTTGCACTACCGCCAACCGCAGAGTTTACCTCCGGTGAACGAAATCCACTCGTAACATTAATTACTCCGAATTTATCCCGTGCCGGTTGCAGCACCTTTTGTGCTAAAAGCTTTAGGTTACGGATTTCTTCCTGACCAGGTACGTTCGGTAACCCGGTATCGGTATCTGTAAACTCAGAAAGTATAAAGTCCCTTGAAAGTTGCATAGGTTATGTATTTTGTTACTTTTAAGTATCATTAGGTGCCTTTTATTGCTCTAATGATGGTTTTAACGACCTTGACCCCGGTAGGTCTTACTCGTCACCCTTTTGTTCTGGCTCTTGGTGTGCCTTCCCAGTTTTCTTTTTGACTTCTTGATTTTTGTTTGCTCCTGTTGCTTCGCCATCTCTACTCATCATTAAGGCAAACCCGCCCATTATAAAAGCACTAAACTCTGTTAAAGACGCTTTCTCGTACCAAACCAAGATTCCACCAAAGGAAATCAGGATTAGTCCGATAAGCGTTGTTTTTGGATTTCTAAATAATCTATCTATCATTCTTAATATCCCTGTTCCATCTCCAAAGCGTGTACACAAAAGAGGTCAGCATCACAAACAAACCTGCTATCTGATGCACCTCGGCTATCGTTAATCCACCTACTGCTAAACTCCAAGATGTCGCTACCGCACTTGTACTGTCTGTTTTCATTACTCGCCTGTTGCTTGATTGCACAAAGTAGGATTGGCCTCGCAGTAGGATTGTGCGTAGTTACTCTCCCATCCCGCAAACCAATGAACTGCGCTATTCGGAGCAGGCCAAACAACGTATTGTTGGAATTCGGATGGTGCTACCCATATCACATCAACCGCCCAACGTGGGTCGCTTTCCACAAGTCCGATTTGATGTACGGCACAATTCACAAAAGATACCTCACCTTCGTTCATTTCTGCGAATCCTGCGGAAAGCATATCGGTAATGAACTGGCCTTCGGTAGGCCAAGCGTATTTTAGATAGGTCATAACGTGGTGAGTTGTGCGAGTTGGGCGTTGGTTAGGCGTGTCGGGAATAGGGCGGCTTGGTTATAGTTCCAAGAAGCTGCATTGTTATATGCGTTTAGCCCAATTTGGCTACACGTTGGAACCGTTCCACTTGTGTCAGTGTGTACAAGTGCCCCATTTACATAGGCAACAAAATCGTTTGCTTTGTAAGCAAATGCTAATTTGAAACTACCCGTAGAGGTGTTTGGGAAGCTGTAAGCAACTTGGATGCCACTATTAACAACCTCAAAAGATATTGAGCTTGCACTTATGCCTATACCAATGTATGTATTTGTAGCCCCCAAGTTTGGAGCAATAGCAAAATAAGAAAAACTTGACCTTGAAGTTAAAGTAATATCAACAAACAAAGTCCCCTCCGTCTGCCCAATAAGCGAAGAAACGCCCGTCTTACTTGCAGCGTCCGCAATCCTTGTCACCGCTGCCGTAGTCGTTGGGATGTAGGTGGTTGGGTAGGTAGCATTTTGCTCCCATTGAACGCCCCATAAATAAAAACCGTCTCCGCTATTTGGAGAAAAAACAGCACCAGTAGGAGTTTGTAAAGTAGTAGTAGTTGTTATAAGTACGGCTGATGTTACAATTACAAAACGATACCAGCCATTGCCAATATTTTGCGATGAAACGGTTGCAGTCCCTGCAATCAATGTAATAGTACCATTTGTTAAATCACAGGTAAAAGTTGGTCTTACCCCTCCCGACCATCCTGTAACACCACCAAGACGAAAAGAAACACTTGTAACTTCTTTTGCTTTTGCGAAGAAACTAATTGTTTGTATTTGTCCAGTAGTTACGTTAACATTTTGGGATTGAAATGTTACTGCATTACCTCCCGTTGTTTGTTGAATGTAACTGGCATTTTGCGTTCCGTCTGGTGATATTGTGTTATTATCTGTAATTGTTAATTCAGTTTTGAATGCCCAAGAATTAATTGCTTGAGAATATAGCATTGAGTTAGTGCGTTGCGGTTCGAGCAACAACCGACCACAACTACTCAATGTCCCGTCTGCGTTTCTGAAATCGATTCGTGGTACATCTTGTCTGTTGGTAGTTGCGAAGTAGGGCTTTGCGTCTGTGCCTTCTACCAGTTGTGCGCCCCAGATGAATACGTTTGTGGTTAGGGAGTTTGCTTCGGCTCTTGATGCGGTAGCGGACTCAACCAAGCAAATTAAAATCGCATTACCACTGGCCGTTGCAGTTGCCGTAGCGGTCATTGTGCAACGATACCAACCATTACCAACGTTTGTGATTGTTGCAGTTGACCCCGCACCAACAGAACCAACAACCCCATTGTTTAGGTCAAAGTTGGCAAATACATTTCCAGCCGTGTATATTCCACCAGTTCCAGCAAGTTGAATGAAGTTGTTTGTTCCTTTTTTTGCGTAAATGGAATGCGTGTAAGTAACGCCATTTATAGCCCCTAATGTTTGAGCCACACTGTGCAGCGCAAATGTTCCGTTTGCGGTAAAGGTATCTGCGGTTAATGTGCTATTTGGAGCAATGGTAGTGTTCGCTATAATCGTTGAATTTGTCTTTCCCCAAGCAACATCCGAAAACATCTCGCTCCACGTCAACAAATTCCAAGGAGTCCGTTCAATCACCCCTGCCGAATTGGTACGGGTGGCATCGCTCGCACGGGTGAACGTCAAATCCCCCGTTCCGTTGGTTGGCTTTTGAGCGAATACAATATCCTCCTCAATCCCCTCGGGAATCAGGAGCCAAGACGCTTCATCATAAAAACTCATAACCAAGAATCGATTTTAGCAACTGCACAAGCACTACCCTCGTAGTACCCACCTGCTGCCGTTACACGTTGTAAGTAAAAGAAATCATACGCATCACCGCTCTGACCCGTTAGGTTCGTTTCTGGATGCCCCCAGGAGTTCGGGTGAATCAATCCCCAGTTGATGTTGTTGACATATCCCTGCCCCCAACCGATTTCGTTGTAGGCGGAACCTTGTCCCCATTGAATTGTATTATTTGGACTTTCCATCGAGATACTTTTGTAATTTGATTAGATTCTC